TAGTCAATAAACTTGTAACAGTAGTTTGGCCGCCTTCGTATCTGAATAGTTGGAAGTCACCAACGTTGGGAGTAGTGTCAGCCGAGTCAGCCGCCGTTATGCTCTGTTCAGTGATGTTGAATTGTGTGTATAAAGTTCCTGTTGCTAATGATGTTCCACCTGTCGAAGGGTCTAATTTGAAGATTGCCGTGCTGTGATCATCATGTAATGGGGCCGCTATTGTTGAGAAACTTGCACTATCCGAAGCGTAAAGTTTTGCAATAATGTTAGCACCTGCATTAGCCGATGTAGTCTTGAACCAAACAGAACCATCGGGCCTGTCTTCGTCTGCAGTTTTCCAAGTGGGTCTTGAAGTGTGTGCCGCTTGTAGGAATTGAACACCATTTTTAACACCTGCTGTGATTCCTAGGCTAGCTAGTAAGCCTGTGCCTTCGTCAAATCTGATTGTCCCTGTTCCTCCTGCTGAGTCACCTAGTGCTAGACCGTTGTGGAATATATCTAGGTTACCTGTTACTGAGTTAATAGAAGCTGTAACGTTGGTCACGTTAGAACCGATCGCTGATGCAACCGCAGTTAAAGTTGTTCCTGATACAGTGACAGTTACACCGTTCATTATCATGTTGTGACCATTCGTAACTGTTGTTCCTGATGCAACTGATACCACCGGTAATGAAGTGTGCCAAGTTTGTGATCCAACCTGTACCCAAGTGTTACTTGCTGTCTTCTTGAAGATCTTGTTTGAAACGTGTGTTGTGTTGATTGCGTATGATCCAACTTGTCCAATAGAAGTCAGTGGTGCACCAGTGGAAACACCGCCAACTAATTCACCAACTAGTGTGATCAAGATTGGAGTAATTGCTGTAAACGTTTGATTAGTTTGAGACCATTCAAATAAACCATAGCTAGTTGATGCAAGGTCAAACCAGTATGTTCCGTCTGTTGGGTCTGCTGTAGGAGCCGTTGCACTGCCTAGTAATTCGCCAGTGTCAATGTTTGCTCTTAGAACGTAAGCTCTGTTGGCCACACCCAAGAATGAGTAAGCCGCTTGTAGACCGTATTCGTTCAACTCATACCCTTGTAATGAATTTCCTGAAGTGTCAGTGTAGAAACTCGGATCCCCGAAAGTCTCTGTTAATTCTCTTTGTGATGAGATCAAGTAAGCAGTGTTGGCGCCGGCAACTGTTGTTCCAGTCGCTGTTCCGTCACCCGCTCCGTTTGTCTTGTCCTGTGCTGATGCTACTATGAATAGTGGTGTTGTACCCGCATCTGATGGTACATAAAAGCTCTCGTTTATTACTGAAACTTCTACTCCTGGTGATGTTAAAGCCATTTTTCGTTTTCTCCTTGCAAGTTTAACGTATACAGAGTTATTTATTCAATCATATGGTTTTTACGATATAACTTGCTATTTTCTGGTGCCTATATAGGCGACTTAAATAAGTGTATGGCATACAAGGACAGACCGTTGTGTAAGGAGTGCAAGGCAAAGCCTCGTGCCTATGCTTACAGGAAAGGAACAAAGATCTACTGGCGTAGCCTGTGTGACACCTGCAACAGAAAGAAAGCTGGCAAGAAAGTTGGAGGAATCACGGCCCTGCAGAGATCCGGATACAAGAAACATAAGAAGTGTGAGCTGTGTGGGTTCAGGGCACAGAAACAATCTCAACTGGATGTGTTCTTTGTGGATGGGAGTATGAGGAATACCGCGACTACTAATCTAAAAACTGTTTGCGCCAATTGCCAACGGTTGGGCAGTGTCCGTAGACTTGGATGGCGTATTGGTGATCTTGTTGCTGACGATTAGATCGTCAACTTGTTGGTGTAATTCTTCCAGTGTTCCGTCGTTCTTGATAACATAATCAAACTCTGATTTTGCCCATGCATATTCCGAAGAGTGAATGCCCGAGGGTTTGATATTACCTTCAACATAGCTTGTAAACCAATCAGGATCTTGTCCTCTTTTTACAAGTATAATGTTGCCTCCGGATTCCTTGATCATCTTGATTTCATTTTCAAATCTTGTATCTGATATCACCGTTGGTTCACCCTTGTATCTGGCCATGCAACTGTCAATCCATATGCCATCATGCATATTCTGACGCATTACTTCTGTGCCAAAGTGTTGTAGCACCCAACGAGGTGTTACATCTTTATTAAATCTTTTACTCCAAAAAGCATCAGGCCGTTCTCTCCATTCTCTGCTTTCGGCTGTCTTGCCTTCCAGCATTTCTCTGTCCCAATTGAACATAGAACTTACTGCATCTTTTAAACTTTTTGCGAATGAATCTTTTTTGAAATTATGTTCTTGTACTAGTCTTTCTGCGACTGTGTCCTTACCAGAACTTATTAAACCTACTATGCCTATTAACATAGACTTATTATACTATTTTTTTAAACGTTTTTCAATCTCTTTTTTAACATCATGGATCTGTGTTAATACCAGTTTACGCATACTTAATTTTCCCTCTTTCAGGGCGTGTATGGCAATGTTCTCTAGGTCATCGACCATGTCGGCCAATTCGTCTAGTGTGCATTTGGTAAGTTTTTTGTATCTGTCGTCTATCATGATACTAGTATTTAAAATAATACATGTAAGAATTTACCGGTAATAGAAGTTAACCGATAATGAAACTTGTTGGACTCCCGCCTTCTTGGAAATTGCCTATGTCTGCCTCGAGTCTGTCCATCTCTGCCTGGCCTTCATTCTTCAATGCATCACCGTTCAGTGTTGTTCCACCTTGTGGTCCTGCTATGGTATTGAATTTTCCCCTTGCTTCTCCCAACATGAGTTTAGATACTGCAAGTGTGTAATCTCTGATCCATGGTTTAGAATAGATGTCCTTGAACAGCGTTATGTCAGGTCTGAAATTGTCAGTGTGCATAAGGACTGTTTCGTCGTCCGCCCTGGGTCTCTGTGTGATAGTTAATTTCTTTGTTGCCACGTCAAAATGGAACTGTATGAAACTACCAAACATCTTACCTACTAATTCCTGGTATGATGCAAACGCATAGTAAGTGGCCAATCCACCTGTTGCTCCCGCTTTTAACAGATAGGTGTTTGTGTAGGCCAAGTTGAAAGGTTCGAACAGTGTTCCGCCTTCGCCACCTTCTGTCCTGGATCCAACACTTCTCCTGTTGAGATTTCTCACATTGATAATCTCATCCGGTAAAATGTATGTGTTCTGATTTTTCTTTAATTGAAGAAAAGCATAAGATTCTTCCACAGCGTTTGATGATCTTTGTCTGAATTTGTTGACTGCTCTTTCCAGCGCCGTTTGATAGTGTTTAGGGTCTAATTCAACGTCAATCATACCGTCACCTAGGTTGTTCTTGACGTAATCAAATATTTCTTGTTGTCCTGTTTGTAGTTCTGACATACTCATATTTATTACCTTTGCCTGTGCAATAAATATGTATGATATGCCAAGATTGTCCATTTTTAAGCCTGAAAAAGGTAATGACTACAAGTTCTTCGATCGTAACATCAAGGAGATGTTCGTTGTTGGAGGAACCGATCTACATTTCCACAAGTACATAGGCCCCTACGATCAGGGAGACACAAACAAGGACGGAGAGGCAAGTCCTACAAATCCTCAGTATTCCGGAGACTCATTAAACGAGAGAACCATACAGGATTTACTTTTCCTAGAGAACAGGGACAGGAAATATGCAGATGATATTTACATCGTGAGGGGGATTTACAATGTGCAAGATGCAGATTTCAACCTTTCACAGTTTGGTATGTTCTTACAGAACGACACACTATTTTTAACAGTACACCTGAACGACATAGTTGAAAGATTAGGCAGGAAACCAATGGCAGGTGATGTCATAGAATTCCCGCACATGAAAGAAGACTACTCGTTGGACGAGAGCATACCGATCGCATTGAAAAGATACTATGTTGTGGAGGATGTTAACAGGGCGGCGGAAGGATTTTCGCAAACATGGTGGCCACACCTGTTGAGATTGAAGATGAAGACCATGGTAGACTCACAGGAGTTCAAAGACATCATAGGTGATGCAACCACAACAGGATCCCTTGCCAGTTACATGTCAACATTCAACAAAGAAAAAACAATTAACGATCAAGTAGTTGCACAGGCAGAAGCAGATGCACCCAAGTCAGGATTCAACTATAAGCAGTACTATGTTGCACCCATAGACGAGAGAGGAAATATTAGGACAGAAAATGTTAACACAGAAGAACAAAGAGCAAGTGGTGACAAAACTGTTAATGCTACAATAGACACACCGGCAAGTTCGCACTATGGCTTCTACATGGACGGCGATGGGGTCGCACCAAACGGACACCCGGCCGGATTTGGAATATCTTTCCCAACATCGGGTGTTGACGTTGGTGATTATTTCTTGAGAACAGATTACTTACCTAACAGATTATTCCGTTATGACGGAACCAGATGGGTTAAAATAGAAGATTCCGTTAGAATAACTACAACTAACAATAATTCGAGAGCAAACTACAAAACAAGTTTTGTTAACGATGCAACAAGTTCAACGATAAATGGTTTGACAGTAACACAGAGACAATCATTGACAGATGCTCTCAAACCTAAGGCTGACAATTAAGAATGCTACACTTTTACGAAGGACAGGTAAGGAAATTTTTAACTCAATTCATCAGGATTTTGAGTAACTTTTCTGTGGAAACAGGCCGAGGTAAAGATAATTCTATACAGTTAAGAGCTGTTCCGGTAGTTTACGGAGATCCTACAAGACAAGTTGCAAGTATAATCAGGAACAATTCTGAGAACGCATTACAGTATGTTCCAAAGATTGCGTGTTACGTTAGAGAACTGAACTATGACAGGGAAAGAATGCAGAACCCCTATCACATTGAAAAACAACATTTAAGAGAAAGGAATGTTGATGCAGACGGAAATTACACAAGCGAAATAGGTGCAGGATACACGGTCGAGAAAGTTATGCCTTCTCCCTTTAGATTGGAAGTGACTGCAGACATCTGGAGTTCAAACACAGACCAGAAATTACAGATCATGGAACAGATATTATACCTGTTCAATCCAGACTTCGAGATACAAAAATCAGACAATTACATCGACTGGACCAGCTTGAGCTACGTGGAACTGACCGGTACAACGTTCTCATCGAGGACCATACCCGTTGGGGCTGACTCTGAGATCGATATCGCTACATTGACATTTTCAATGCCAATATGGATATCACCTCCTGTGAAGGTCAAGAAACTGGGAGTTATACAGAAGATCATAATGAGCATCTATGATGACGATGGCGGAATAACAAAAGGGTTAATAGACGGTACACTAACATCGAGGAGTTTCATCACACCAAACAATTTTGGATTGCTGGTGACTGGGAATCAATTGAGATTACTGGGGTCTACAGGAACAAGTGTGACTTCGGGAGGAGACGGATTCCAGACAGGAGCGAATGAACCATCTAATTTTGATCCATTTGAGACATTTGGTCCAGCAGTCAACTGGAAAACATTACTAGACCAGTATGGTAAAGTGACCAACGGCACATCGCAGATCAGACTTACCCAACCCAATGGCAACGAGATAGTAGGAACGATTGCAACAACATCATTAGACGACACAATTTTGTTATACAGCATTGATTCGGACACGATACCCGCAAACTCACTGACAGCAGTTTCCAAGATCATAAATCCTGCAACATTTAGTCCTGGCACACCTGCAAACGGTGACAGGTATCTGGTCATAAACGATGTGGGAGACAGCACGTCATCATTCCAGAGTGCAACATGGGGAACACTAGTGGCAAGTATTGGAGATATCATAGAGTACAACAGTTCAACTGGTAAATGGAACGTGGCGTTTGACGCTTCAAATCCAGATTCAACACAACATTATGTTACTAATTTAAACACAGGAATTCAATACAGATTCAATGGCACAGAGTGGGTCAAATCATACGAAGGCGTGTATGCACAAGGTACTTGGAGTATTGTGTTGGACGGTGGAGCAGATCCAGGATATAATTCAAGCCTTGACGCCACTACTCCATAATTGTTATAATAATACATGGAAAAAAATATAGTCTGCTCAGGGGCACTGTTCTATTCAACTGGTACCAAGCGTTTCCTGTTCTTGCAGAGGACCGACAAGAAGACACAGGGCATGTGGGGATTGGTCGGAGGCCAGGCCAAATACACTGAATCAGCATTTGAAGGATTGAAGAGAGAAATCAAAGAGGAAATAGGAGATACTCCTAAGTTCAAGAAAGTCATTCCCTTGGAGATGTTCACTTCAAATGATCAGAAGTTTTTCTTCCACACTTATCTTATTGCGATAGAGACTGAATTCTTACCTAAACTGAATGATGAACATTCGGGATACTGTTGGACTGCGTTTGAATGCTGGCCCAAGAACCTACACATGGGTTTGAAGAACACACTGAACAACAAAGCCATCAAGGGCAAGTTACAGACTATACTAGATCTTATAACCTAAAAAAAAGGCCCAGTATTTCTACAAGGCCTTTTGATTCTACTAAAAAGTATGAATATTTATTAGTTGTTTGTCCTCACCGCACAATTTACCAATTTGATCCCTGCGTCAGTTGAGCTCTCTAGTGCTCTTCCGATAACGTTGAATGGTGAAATTGTTTCGCCTGTTGCGGCCGCTCTCGCACAACCTTTAGTTGATGAACTAACTAGTCTTTGACCTTTGGTCACTGCACCTACTACTCTCACTGGAGTTCTTCCAGTCATCGCAACAAATGGGTGTGAATCGTTGTTACCTGCACCTGCGTTCATGGCATAAGCCGGACTGTCAGATATGACACCAAACACTTGATCAGATAAATCTGAAGTTGTCTCTGTGATCTCTGCGTCACCGCCAACCATTACTACTGCACCTGCTGTCATAGGAGCGTCTGCTTCGAAACGCTCGGCAACGTCCGCATACTGCGCCGAAGTTGCTAAGGCATGTAACACGTTGGCCCTAATGTCTACTAGGTCTGCGTCTACTGGTATAGAATCAGCCGCATGTTTGTATGCTGTCCAGGCACCACCTGCGTTACCAAATATAGTTGTTCCGTCATCTGCAAAAGTTTCATCCCAAGCCCAGAACAGATCCGTCTCTGTAGCGGCTGATGTGGAACCCCTCTGTACTTTTAAACCTGAAAGTGAAGGCATTCCTGAGTTGGCAGATACGTTTCTGTTCAACTCGATGATGTTGTCCTCAACTGAAAGTGTCGTTGTGTTAATAGTTGTTGTTGTTCCATCAACTGTAAAGTTACCCGAAATTCTCATGTTGTTAGTAACAATAGTTTCACCTGTAGCAGTAAGTGTAAGATTACCGGAAGATGCAATTACTAGATTAGTACCATTACCTTCGATCTTCTCACCATCGTCACCAAACGTTAAACCAACGTTGGCTGGAATGTTAATATCAGTGGTCGCTGTTAAATTTATGTCATTACCTGAGTTAAAAGTAAAGTCAGTTCCGTTTGATTCAATCTTCTCGTTGGCATCAGTGAAATGTAATCCAACGTTTGTTGGGATAACAATGTCTGTAGCCGCTGATAAATTTAGTAAGTTACTTGAAGATATTGTCAAGTCAGTACCATCACCCTCGATCTTCTCACCTGCATCGCCAAACACTATTCCAATGTCATTGGCCATGTGTACATCTGTTACTGCCGCTAAATTGATTTTAGCACCTGAAATTGTTAAGTCTGTACCGTCACCTTCGATCTTTTCTGAAGCGCCACCAAACACTATTCCCACGTCATTTGGTATAACAATGTCTGTAGCCGCTGATAAATTTAGTAAGTTACTAGAAGAGATAGTCAAGTCTGTACCATCCCCTTCGATCTTCTCACCTGCATCACCAAAAACTATTCCAATGTCATTGGCCAGTTTTACATCTGTCGCCGCCGCCATTATGATCTGGGCACCCGATGTGATTGTTAAGTTTGTGTCATCCCCCTCGATCTTCTCACCTGCTCCAAACGTGATTCCCACGTTGACAGGTATTACTACGTCTGTCGCCGCCGCCATTATGATCTGAGCACCGGAAGTCACAGTCAAGTTTGTACTATCACCCTCGATCTTCTCACCAGTACCAAATGTCAAACCTATGTTTGCTGGAATTACTACATCAGTTCCTGCTGTAAGATTCAATGCGGCAGAAGAAGTGATAGTCAAGTCTGTACCATCCCCTTCGATCTTCTCACCTGCATCGCCAAAAACTATTCCTCGGTCATTGGCCATGTGTACATCCGAAGCTGTTGCTAAATTGATTTTACCACCTGATGTGATTGTGAAATCAGTGTTGTTGGTTTCAATGTGTTCTCCACCATCACCAAAAACTAAACCTACTGCATTTGGAATGTGTACATCTGTCGTTGCTGTTAAATTAATTTTTGCACCGGAGTTTACTGTTAAATCAGTTCCATCTGATTCGATCTTTTCATTGGCATCTACAAATTGTAATCCAATATTGGCCGGTATTACTACATCTGCTCCTGCGTTTAAGAGAATGTTTCCAGTTCCTTTTGGAGTGATGTTTATTGGAACGTTTGTTTCTCCACTTGATCCTATGATTGGACCGTTGCCTGATGCCGCGTTTGAAATTTCTAATTCATTAACTGCTGAACCTATTGTCTGGAAAATGATCTGTTCATTTCCATTTGCGTCTGCAATGAATCCTGCGTCTGCTATTTTTGGTGCTGTTAAAGTTTTGTTAGTTAATGTTAATGCCGCCGCCGCTTGGTCATCTACGTACTTCTTGTTGGACACGTCACCGTCAGCACTTGGTGCCGCGGTCGCTAGTCCTGTTATTTTATTGGTTGAAGCATTGAGTACGATATCTCCTACTTCCAGTCCGTTGTTTACTCTAAAATTTCGTGTTGTCATGGTTCCATATCTCCCGCATGATTGTTAATATTGCTTGTATTTATGTTGATTTGACCCTATTCCTCTGCTAGACAGCTTATTCTGTATGCATTGGCCACTGTTGAACCACCTGATGTGGACGAAATGGTCAGTTGGACAGTGTTGTCGGCTGTGCCGATGTAATCGCCAGCGAATTCCAACTGTGTGGTTTCCTTGGTTGAAACGTAAGGTCCTGCACTGACACCCGCCTCCCCTATGTCACCACACATGTACACTTCCTGTACACTGTACGCACCCTCTGAGGCATTCTTGCCCACAACATAGTACACTGCCGCAGTTACTTCGTCGAGATCGAAACTGTCAAACGCTGTGGCAGTTGAACTCACTGTGGTTGCACCAATTGTCTTCTGGTTGGCATTTGATACGGCTGTCATTGAATCTGATAGTAGAATTTTGTGTGTTTTCAATTTTAGGTTTGGTGTCAGTCCTGCCGCACTTAACACAACATTGGATCCGCTTATGGCCGCTGACAGCGTGATCATGTCATTGTTGCCGGTGTTGACTGTGCCGAACTGTGACACGAAAGCGTTGGTCCCGTCATGCACCACAAGTGCTTCTGTCACACCCGTCTCGGTCTTGGCGTCGTCATCGATCAGTATGGTGTACTTCGCGGCCCTGAATGAAGCGTGGGCGAATGTGTCTATGCTTTCTGAGGCAGAATCTACATCCGTGTTTGATGTTGTTACAGTGACACCTGATGTGGCATCGGCAGTGTTTGCTGTCGAGATTGGAATCTTGTAGAAACTGACTTTGCCATCTGCACTAGGTCCTGTTATTTTAACCCTGACCTGATCCGCCGCCATGTCCGCCGTTGTGGTAGGCAAAAGGTTTCCAGTGCCAGAAGAACCTCCCCTTGGACTGCCGACGAAAGCATTACTATTGTTGTGGCAAACCGTGAATACTGATCCACTTGTGTGGTCGTTTGTGAGATCGTTCAGTGCCATGAAGTACCATGCCATGTCGAATCCAGTTTCTTGGAAGTAGTCCACAGTCTTTGCCGAGGTGTTCACTTTCTTGTTGTTTTTGATGACAGCCCTTGAGTCATCTGATGCTGTTGTTGTTACTGTGTCAAAACTTAAAGTACCCGAACCGTCTGTAATCAGTGCCTGTCCCGCCGAACCATCTGACGTTGGCAAGGTAAACGCAACACCACCTGAAGTTATTACCACCGGGCCTGTGCCATTAGCAATTATCTCTAAAGGTGCATTCGAGGCATTTGTTGAAATAGTATTGTCTGTTATTGTTACACCGTCAAGTATCGAAGCACCAGAAATTGTGACACCAGTGGCAGTCACACCGGCAGTGAATGTTGCACCACTAGTGGTTAGTCTAGCATATTCTCCACCGGAATGACCTAAAAGAATTTTTCCATCTGTTGCACTCCTAACTGCAAGATCACCAGCGGCTGTTCCATTTATAAATGCATTACTATTAGTGGCCAAACCTATAAATGCTCTAGTTGAATCACTACCACCGGCTTCGTCACTTGAAAATCTAATTGCAGGATTTGCCGTCCTTAAATGAATTTGTGCTGAAGAGGTATTGTGTATTGTAAATGGCTGAGATAATGTTGTTGATCCAACACCAACTCTGTTCGTGCTCACATCTACAAATAAAGTATTTGTATCAACGGCTAGATCGCCTGACACTGTCACAGCACCTGTAACTGCCAGTGTTGAACCATCGAACGTGAGGTTCGATTCGCCCTGTATAGCGTGTGCACCGGTCACTGTTGTGATTTGATTGTTGGTTGACCCAGAAAGCACTGCTTTGGTGTCTGCATAAGTCTTGATTGCTTTTGCAGAAGCAAGTGTTGTGTCTGTGCCAGCCACGCTTGAAATATCTGTGTCTAGGACACCTGATTTAAGATCCGCCACGTCGATGTTTGAAATGCTGTTTCCTGTTCCTTCTACGTCGAATGTTTTGTTTGTAAATGTTAAAGTGTCAGATGCTATGTTGGCATCTTGTGTGTCAACGTATGCTTTGATTGACTGTTGTGTTGCTAACGCAGTGGCACTGTCTGAACCCATGGCATCTTCATCGAGTATAGAAGTGATTGATGTGGTATTGCTTATAGTGAACCCTGCACCAACGTCTAATGCACCGTCAACGTTTAGTGCATCGTCGATTCTTACTGCTGTTGAATCCGAAGATGAAATATTGTTTGTAACTAATGCTGTTGATGTAACAGATGACAGGCCTGATAGGCTGGTATCTAATGCTATTGTGATCGTGTTGGCAGAACCACTTGTTGAAATGTTTGCTCCACCCGAAACTTGTAAACTTTCACTATCGAGGTCTATGCTCAATGCTGTTGAATCGTCTGTAGCAAAGTCTAAGTCAGATGCTGTTACCTGTGCATCCACATATGTTTTAATTGCTTTGGCAGATGCAAGGGTGTTGTCTGATGCTGAAACACTTGATAGGTCTGTGTCTAAGACACCAGAAGCAAGGTCTGCCACTTCTAAATTTGTAATACTGTTTCCTGTGCCATTGGCATCTATGGTTTTGTTTGTGAATGTGTCAGTGGTTGCTTTACCTACCAGTGTGTCAGTGGCCGCTGGTAGTGTGACTGTTACGTCAGCAGTGCTGGCCGGTCCTAGTAGCGTAACACCGTTGGTTCCATTGTCTGTGCCTTCTAAGAATTTTATTTGTCCACCGGCACTGTTACTGCCTGCACCTATTACGAGACTGTGTCCTGTGGCAGTTGTTGTAGTGGCCGCCACTGTTGTAAGCCTGTCAGTGCCGTCAACTTCGATGGTAACATTTCCTGTGCCTGAGTCAACAACTGTTACATTGCTGTCACCTGTTGATATTGATGTGGTGCTTACTGCTGATACCTCGCTGTCAACATAGGCCTTGATAGATTGTTGTGTGGCTAGTGATGTTGCACTATCAGAGGACATGTTGTCCTCATCTAAAATCGTTGTTACGGTGGATCCACTTGAACCTATTTTAAGATTTTCAAGGACTACGGTTCCTGTACCACTGGCGTTGATGTGTAGATCGTCGTTGGATCTGTTGGTTGAAAGAGTGTTATCGCTGATGCTTAAATCATTTAGCACTATGTTTCCAGTGCCGGCCGTGGTTATGTTGAAATCAGCGTTTGACGGTGCTGTCAATGTTGACCCAACTGATATAATGTCTGCAAGATCTTCCAGTGTTGCGAACTCTAAGGCATTTCCTGCCGCGTTGGTTCTGAGAACTTGTCCTGCTGAACCTATGGAACTAAGACCTGTACCACCGTTTGCTACGGGTACAGTTTCGCCTGATTGGAATTCCGCCATTCCAGTGGCAACGTTCGAAGCATTAAAGACTACTCGTACCGGTGTTTTATCAGCCATAACTCAATTCTGTGCTCCGCCTACTTGAACTCACGGAATGCATTCATTTCCTTTGTATTGTAGGTATTTATTGCTAGAACTGGAATAGTGTGATACCAGAGGCTCCCGATGCCTCTAATGCCGTACCATTCGCTAGTATGAAGGTCTGTCCTGCATCTGTGTACACAGGCACGTCCTCGACAGTGGCATTGAATTCCAATGTCAAAGCGGCTGTTGTTGCCAGCAGTTGTGCGTCAGACAGTGATGTACTACCATCATTTAGGAATAATCCCACAGTTTGTACTGGTCTTGCAGTTGTGCCAGCCGTGGAACCAGTCAGTGATATACCATTGGTTCCCACTTTGCTTCCCGTGGGAAGTGTGGCACCTGTCGCCGCGATCGTCAATGCTCCTGAACCATCTGATTTGATTGTGGCCCCACCTAGGTCGATTGTCTCTGCCGCAACATACACGGTCTGCCATCTTCTTGTTGCACTACCCAGTTGGAAGACTCCATTCTGACTGGGAA